TGAGGGTGAGCGTTTCGGGGTTGAAGCCGATGGGCTGGTTGATGCTGTTGCGCCGCGACAGGGGGGATATGACGCCGTATTTTGGGTCACCGCCAGACACGTCAATGCCCAGGATTTGCGGGATCTCCACCCAGCCGCTGATCTTCTTGGCGGTGCCAATGCCGGTGCCGGCCGGGAAGAAGTCGGTATTGACGGTATTGAGGCCAAGCAGGCTGAAGGTGTCGGCGCTGAGCTGGTCGGCCTTGTAGACGGATTCGTTCACGTCATCCCAGCCGCTGGCGATGAGAAGCTCGTCGCTGTCGGAATAGCCATGGGCGACGGAGGTGGCGACTGCGGGGTCGCCGTTGGTCAGGGCGGAGATGGTTTTTGCAGCGGCGAACGTCGTGCTGTAAAAGAATTTGCCGCCTTCGGGGAAGTAATACATGGTTCGATACTCCTGTGATGTTGGGAGGGGTTAGGAAAGGGTGGCGCCCGGGCTGCGGTGGCGGGCCTGAAATACCAGGGTGGCGCAGGTGGTTTGCTCGTTGTCTGCGTCGTATTCGTACTCGATGCTCTGTGGCTGCAGGTCCAGCACGGCGCCGCCGAGTGTTTGATCAGCCATCAGGCGGGCGTACACGGCCTCAAGCAGCGCGTCGACGGCCACGTCTGGCGCAGTGGCTGAGCCGGAGCGGGCGTAACACTCCACCGCAATGGCCGTCACCCAGCTGACCGGGTAGCCTGGCGAGAGCGCGACCTGGTCCACGCGGGATTGCAGGGGGCGCACGATGACGGCCTGGCTACTTGACTGCGCAAGGGGGCGCAGGCGCACGCGGGCGATCTGGCTGGCCACGGGTGTGCCGCTGGAGAGCGCGGCCACGATGGCTGTGACTGCAACGTTGACGATGCTGGTCATGTTGCGGACTCCAGGACCAGGCGGCTGATGCCGGTGCCGTCGGGCTCGTGGGCGGCCACCAGGTAGCTGACTGCACCGACCACAACGGTTTTTCCGACTGGTTCGACAGGCAGGTCTGCAGTGCGCACGGTGAGCACGGGCTGGGTGCTGGTCATGCCGATCATGCCGACATCGCCAAGAGTGTGGGGCGTGTCAAATATGCCAACGACGGCGATGGAGTCGACCACGGCATCGGTGTTTGACAGGCGCGCAAAGACCGCCGCGTTTAGGCGGGCTTCGAGTGCTGCAAATGATGCTGCGGCCATGGTGGCAAGCCTGACTTAGGCCGCTACAGCGGTGAAGCAGCCGAGCTTCATGGTCACGGTGGGCGAAGGGTTGACGGCGGCGGCAACGGCGATGCCGACGCATTGCTGCGCGGTCAGTGTCTTATTGACGCACTTGTTGGTGGCATCCCAGAACAGGCGGTCTCCAACGCTGATGGCTAGGGCACTGGTCTTGGCGATTTCGACTACGCCTTCGGTCTTGAATTCGCCCGCGGTGCTGATGGCGACGTCTTGTGTAGCAACGCCAAACAAGCTGGTGCCGAAGAGGTAGCCAACGCCGGATAGGACGGCGGCCGCCGGCGTGAGGGTGAGCGTGTCGCCAGGCTGGGTGAAGTTCTTCATGATTCGGTCCTGAAAAATGTGGGTTTGGGTCCGGGGAGACCACCCGGGAGCGTTGGCACCCTGGTGGTTGTGGCGGCTGGCGGCTTAGGCGCCGTTGGCCTTGTACAGGCCGCGGTAGTCGATGGCCTTGGCAGCAAAGTCTTCGCGGCACTTCCAGCTGATGCCGTCGACCTCGAAGCCCATTTCGGATTCGATGACGGGACCTTCGGCGCCGGCGAGGTACATGTACTCGACGGTGTCCACCTGGCCGCTGTTGGCGGCGAGGTACCAGGCGGTGGCGCTGGATGCGTCGAGCAGCGGCTCGATGACGGGCTCCACAGCGGTGCGGCCACCCTGGCGGAACTCATTGACGTCAGATGGCTTGGCAGGGACGTAGTTGCTGCTGGTGAACTGGTAGGCGGTTTGCTCCAGCGCGGCAGGCACGATGAGGTACTTGGGCGCGAGGTTCAGCTCTTCGCTCTGCATGCCCTTTTGCACACGCATTGCAGCGCGGGCGGTCTGCAGGGACGAGAACTGCAGCGCGGAGCCGGCGCCGGTGCCAAGGTTTCCGTGGGTGGCGTGGAACAGTGCCACGGTGTCGGACAGCGCTGCGTTGGCAGTGAGTTGGGCGTAGACCAGGCGGTTTTCCAGGCGGCGAGCGGAATAGCCGAAGGCAGTGACCAGGCGGTCGAAGGCGCGCAGGTCGTCGTTGATGATTGCCTGGCGGGTGAGGCTGACGATGCGGCCGTAGGTGATTACGCCGTAGGTTTCTCCGCCGTCCTTCATGGTGCCGTACTTGAACTCGCCATGCTCATTGGTCTGCAACAGGTCCGGCGCGCCGGAGAGCGCAGCGATGGTGACGTTCTTGAAGTCTGGGGCGTCGGGCGCGCGGCGGGCCCACAAGGCGTAGGTACCCGGGTTCTCGTCAAATGCGTCGCGTAGGCGCTTGGTGGCGACATTGGAGAACAGAGTGGAGAAGTCGCCCGTAGTGAGCATGCCCGGTGAACGGAACGTGAGCATGCGCGTGGCCAAGGTCAGGCGGTCCATGCCGCGGGTGCTGACGCCGGAGATCTCCAGGAAGTCGCGGCCCAGCTCGAGCAGGCTCATGCCACGGTACTGGCGGCCGTTGTCGTCCAGAGTGGTGCGCGGGGCGACGCGGTGCAGGATAGCCTGCTCCAACCCGGCCATACGGGTGGCGAACTCGTCTCGGGTGGTGACAATGCGCACGTTCTGGTGACCGCCGGCGGTAGCGTCGCGGGCGGCGAGTTTTTCCAGCACGGAGGCGCGGACCTGGTCAACCGTCTGGTCGCCGATGATGAAGCCGGGGGCCAGATCAGTCAATCCGTGGCGAGCGCACAGGGTGGTGATTTCGGCAGCACGTTGCGACGCGTGGGTCATGGCGGCTTGGGATGCGGCGCGCGATGCAGTGGCGACTGCTTCGGCTTGCGCTGCACGTTCGGCGGCCTGTTGTGCCGCAATTTCTTCAGGGGTCATGGTTGTTTCCTTGGAGGAGGTTGCGGCGGAAATGCCCACCGTGGGCGGAGACTCTGTTGCACGGACTTCGACAAACTCGCACTCCCAGGTGCGCAGTTCGCGCTTGGGTGCCTTGTCATTCGTGGGCTGTGCGCCGCTGCGGATCTGGCTGTCCATGTCGGCAGGGATAGGTACGAGGGAGACTTCATAGGGCTCCCAGTCGGTGACGCGGTAGCGCCACAGGCCACCCTCCTGCGCAGGGGGAACCATCTCGATGCGGTGGCGCACGTAGCCCACGGACACATTGCGGATAATCTTGTCAGCTACGTCTTGCACATAGCCGGCCACGGACTCCCGGCGGCTGAATGTGGCTCTGCAGGTGCCCTGGCCGGCTTCGATGGCGGGGTTCTCCACCACGCCGAGCTGGTCTTCCAGATCCCAGGAGCTGTGGCTGTTGAGCAGCGGAGCCCCGCGCTGCAGACGGCCCATGCGAATGGCACCGTCCTGGACGACTAGCTCTTCGATGTAGTTGCGCTCCCGAAACCAGTCGTAGCGCTGCACGCCGGCGCCGGAGCTGAATACGATCTCGGCGGTGGCGAGCGGTGCCGCCTCTGCACCATCAGCGCTTGACGCCGCGGCGCGGGCGACGCCGCTGCGGTCCATCGCACGGCCGGCGAGGGGCAGGGGTGCGCGCCGCGTCGCTGTGGAGGTGTTTATTTGGGGCATGCCACGTATGGTGGCGATGCAGCTGGGACATTTTTAGGAAAAGTGAGACGATTTTCGCGTCGCGTAGGTCAGGAAAGTTGTCTACGCGACGAGGCGCTTCCATTCGCCAGCGCTCAGACCACGGTCATCGTTATATTTGTCCGTCATCTCCTGGTTTTTGTGCCCCAGGAGGTGTTGGGTTTGAATGCCCTGCTGTCGGTACAGTCGCTCCGACAGGGACCGAACCTCATGCAACGAGGGCCATTCGCGCTCTTTGTACGCGTCCTTGCCGGCGACTTCGCGGATCAGCTCGTTGAAGCGGTTGGAGAGCGACGAGAGTTCTATGCTCTTGCCGTCGCCACGACGCAATAATGTCGGTCCTGCCGGCGCGTAATCTCGGCACAGCTGGACAACGTCGCCAAGGGTGATGCCGAGAACATCCAATCGCAGCGATAGCGGAAGGGCCACGCGGGCGCCATATCCCTTGCCGGCTTTTTTCTGCTGCTCGACGTGGAGGTGGTGGTCCCAGACATCATCGAACCGCATCTTGCCGAGGTCTGCGCGCCGCTGGGCAGTGACAAGCGCCAACAGCAGCATCGGCAGCACCCAGGCCTGGCGGTGCACCAATGCCAGCTCACACATGTCGTCCCAGGTTTCCAGTGACAGGCGCTTGCGCTTGACCTTTCCCACAGGCTTCCTCGTGTTCAGCACCGGGTTTGTTTCGCACCACTCATTGGCCACGGCCTCCCGGTATATGTCGCGCAACTCATCGTGGATCCGGCGCGCCATTGAGGATCGATCGGGGAGGAACTGCTGCAGCGCGTCGGAGATGTGCCGCGGCTTGGTGTCGCGCAGTGGCTGGCTTCCCCACAGGCGCCGAACGTGCACCAGGTTAGACCGGTGATTTTTTATCGTCTGCGGGTCATAGCCACGCTGGTTCAGCAGGCCCTCGTAGATCTCGATCCACGCGTTCAGCGTTCGCGATGGAGCGGCCGGGATCGCCTGAGGCAGAACGACTGGCGCCTGAGCCAGGGCCGATGCCATGAAGCTCTTGAATCGGTCAAATAGGGCATCTGCAAGCTGATCGACGTCGGCCATGGCGTGGTGCCTTTGCGCTCCTACTCAGGGCAAGTGGACCGGCAGGGGATGGGATCAGGTCGCAGTCGTAACCGCCGTCCAGCCGGTTGTGCCATTGGTGTTCACATACATGCGCGTGCTGGTGCTGCTGCCGTCCGTGCGCATGTAGAGTGATCCCTGCGCGGCGGAAAGCGTTGGCACGCCAGAACCGAAGAACACTCCAAGGTCTGCCGTGCTGCTCATCGTCACGCCGACGCCGGCAGTTCCGCCCGCTGGTACAGCAGTCCCGGCGAAGAAGTTGACACGGCCTGCGTTGGTCCGAATGGCATAGTTGACGGTTCCGCCCGTCACATCTTCGGCATAGAACCCATAAGCCGCTGCCAGCGTGCCAGCCGATACCGTTGGAGTCTTTGCGTAGAAGCACGCGCCTAGCGTCGTCGTACCGGCCCCGGTATTCTGCACTGACCCCTGCACACCCGCAGAAATAGAAAGGGTGCCGTTCGTGCTGCCGGACTTGGAAAGACCATACACGCCGACTGCCTTGCCAAGAGTCTGACTCGCCGTGCCGGTAAACTGCGCCTGCCCTTCGATGCAGTACAGGCCCACGTTTGCGGTGTAGCGGGTATTTGACCCGCCGCCGTAGCACAAAGCGTCGATGTTGTGAAAATCACAAGTCATCGTCGTTCCGAGATTGGTGGCCTGCTCCACGTAGACATTGCTCGGGCGAATTACAGCACCTGAATTGGTGTCCAGGCGTGAGAAGTTGACCAACTCTTTCCCTGCGCCTTGTGCCGCCACCCCTACCTGCAGCCAAGACCCATCCACCATGCGCAAAATATCGCGTGTGCCGTCATTGGATGTGACTATGGGGAAATTCTTATCCCCTGACACCACTCGTACAACAGCGACGGCACTGCCGTTCTGCTTTGCAACCACCAGTGCGCCGATTGCAGTGTTGCCGCTACTCGATGTCGTGACGCGGCGGTTCGTGTTGTCCCAATAGACGGCCGCGCCCTGCGCGCCGACATCCGTGCTCAATGCGTTGATTCGGAACACGCCGGTAGTGCATGTTTCCACTGGCGTACCGCTGGCGACCTGGTATGCCGCAATGCCGAAGATGATGCCGACCAACAGGCCGTCGCCACCGGTGACGTCGTAAGGCGCCACCAGGGTGACAACATCACCCGGCTGCTCGAATGTTTCGATAGTTTTCATGGTTTTCCTTGGATTTGGCCGGCGCGACGCTATACGGGCGCGGGCTTGGCGGCGGTGCTGGCTTGCGCCATGGCCTCGCCCATAGTGCGACCGCGCTGGAGCATAAGGATGAAGTCGAGAGTTCCGTCCTTTTTCAACTGCTCATAGTCGGTCTTGATTTCGGCGAAAACGGCGGCCGGCTTATAGCCGCGCCGGCGCAGTTTTTCACTGATGCTGGAGAGGCCGCCGCCGATCTCGTCCAGATCCGCGGCGACGTCTTGCACAGGGTTGACGTAGTCCCACTTGGGCGTGGACCAGTCGCAGGCGTATTCAGCCCGGGCAAGCTGGCCTCCGAGCACGGCCGCGTCGATGAAGGCACGCCAGATGCGCTCGGCAAAATTGGGGATCAGAACGTTCCACTGCAGGGCTTCGGCCTGGCGGCGAAACTCCAGCATTCCGACGCGGGCGCTGCTGAAGTTGACCTCGCTCAGATCGCCCGTGAGCATTTCGTAGGTGATTCCCATGCCGGCTGCGATCTTGTGGAGATGCTGCTTGACATAGCCGACGTACCCGGGTGCAACCTTTGGCTCCACGACGGTGAGGTTGAGACCGCTGGGCACCTGGATGATGCTTCCGCCAGCGAGGCTTCCAAGGTTGCCGCTTTTCTTGACGTCGGCTTCGGTGCGGGTGTCTTCGGGGTTGACTAAGCCCATGCCGGCTACATCGCCTGATGCAATGACGGCCAGGCGAGTTTCGAGGTTCTTGCGCTGGAGTTCGGCGTCTTCGTAGGTAGTGAGGTCCCGCACGGTGGCAATCACGGGCGCGAGGCGGGTAATCCCCCGGCCCTGCCCCGGGCGCTCGGGGTTGAACAGGTGGATGATGTTCGCTGCCGGTACCGGGCTGCTGCCGGTGCGGGCGCTGCGCGCGGTGGTGAGTTCGCCGGGATGACTGTCGAACAGCCAGTAGTTGATTTTGCGGCCCAGGGCGTCGTATTCGATGCCGTTGACGATGACGCCGCCGCTACCACTGGTGCCGTTCTTGGTGCTGTCAAGCCAGTCAATCTCGAGCAACTGGAGCTGCAGGGGCACAGGGAGGTTGTCCTCTGCCCGGCGGGTGCGCTGGCGCACAAGCACTTCGCCATCCTGCTCCATTGCCCGGTAGGCGGCGCTCTGCAGACCCGCCAGGTTGAGCCGACCGTCGGCATCCGCCACCTTGGACCATTCGTCCCACAGGGCGTCAATGACCCTGGCGTTTGCAGCGAGGCTGCGCGGTGTGAAGCCAGTGCCGACGACGTTGGCAACCAGGCTGGCCAGGCCGTGCGCAATGTACGGGCTGTTCTGCACCAGGGAGCGCGCGCGGATGCGCAGGGTGGTGCCGTCGGCGCGGTGATCAGTATTGGCACTGGCGCCGGGACGGCGCGGCTTCCAGCCGTCGCGCTGGCTGGCGCCTTCGTAGGCACGGTTGAAGACTTCGCGGGCGACCTGGCGGCGGATGCCGGCAACGGGGTTTACCAGGCCGACAAAACGGTCCACCTGGCTGGCAACGCGGTCCATGAAGCGCGCCATGGCTAGAACCCTCGACCGGTGGTGAACTCGACGCGATAGGCGGCGACGCGTGGCGCGCTGGCTGAGCTGGTGGCGAGGACGCTGGCTACGTGCTCGCGCGCGAGGAGCAGGTCCGCAATGCTGCGGTAGGTAACGCGGCGGCCGTTGAACTCTATCGTCAGCTCGCCTGTGGCAATAGCGGCGTCGAGCGTTTCCAGGTCTGCGGTGGTGAGGGCCATGGGCGGGTGCGTTGGATTTTGCGGGCTTGCAACTGGGCAAGTTACGCGAATGGCTGGGACATTTCCCGGAAAAGTGAGACGATTTATTTGCGCCCGGCCTGCTTGATATGGCGGTAAACGGTCTTACGGCTGATGCCCAGGCGGCGTGCTACCTCGCTGCTGTTGCGTCCATTAAAGAGCGCCAGCACCTGGGAGACGCGTTCCTGTCGTGCGGTTGCGGGCATGCCAGCGATGTAACACTCCTCGCCCCGGAATTCGGCCCGGACGTCTTCCTTCTTGCGCAGCATGGCTTCGCGCAGCTCGGGGAAGTCGGCCAGGATGTACTCAAAGATTCGATCAACCAAGTCGGGCTCGGCGTCGAGCAGATCCTGCAGCTTCGGCGTTGGTCCGGCCATGGCTTACCAGTCGCGGCGAAATTTGCGGGCGCCCGAGTCCTTGGATTTGGCAAAGCGGCGTAGCGAGGGCGGCACGCGCGCCGGGTCGCGCGTGGCGAGTTCTGGCAAGGGCTGGTGGCTGGGCTGCTGGGCAGGGGCGTTACCAGTCGCGGGTGAAGGTTTCGAGCTGGTCTTCGAAGTGGTCGGTGGTTTGATCATGGTTTTGCGGGGCGGGTTGTGGCGATGGCGCGGGCAGGGAAAACAGGTCTGGAGGCGGCTGGACCAACGCCTCGACCTGCGACCATTTGCGGTCGGAATAGTTGTGGATGCCAGTGCAGAAGGCGGCGTGCAGGGCGTAGTTGCGGCAGTCCAGCACTTCGTTGCGCTGGCGCCGCTTGACCCAGCGGAAAGCCTCGCGACCGTTTACGCGCGCCAGGATACGCTGCTCTGCAGTGAGCTGTTCGAACCACTCGCGCGTGAGGTCCATGCTGAAGTGGACATAGCCTGGCCCGGGCTTTTCGATGGCGAGTTGTCCCAGCAGCAAATCCTTGGCGGTGTCGACTCCGACGCGCCACAGCTTGATGCCGTTGGGCCATTTCTGGCCGTTCCATTTGACCTCTTGCGGTGCGCTGGAGCTGACGACAGGTTTGTTTTCTTCTCCCTCGCCCTTGATGGCGCGCAGGCCTGGCAGCAGGTGCTGGCTCCGGCGAACCCAGTTGTAGACCGCGTGAGTCTGGTCGCTGGAGTCGATCGATATGGCTGTAAGGCCCAGGGAACTGGCGCGGCCCACTTGCGGGTAGCGTCGCTGCAGGTAGGCAAACACGTGCTGCCAATCGTCATCGCTGGCTGGATTGCCTTCGATGATGTGATGGTCCACGGCCCAGGACTCCAGGCCGCGGCCCCATGCCCATACGGCGATCTCCCAACGGTTGCGCTGCACGTCCACGCCACTGGTGAGCACCAGGCCGCCTTCGGGCACGGTACACAGGGCGTAGGGAACGATCTCTACGCGGGCCTGCAGCACGTGTTCGTCGGAGCGTTCTCCAGCGACTTCCCACGTCTCGCCCAGCGTTTCATTGACGAAGAGTTGCATTGGGCCCACATCGCCTTTGTCCATCGCGACCAGCGCGTCTTCGAATTCCTTGACGATGCTTGACCAGGAACGCTGGGGGCTGTACGCGGCCCAGAGGTGCAGGCCAACGGACTTGGGCGGGCGCGCCGGGTTCCCGCCAGCGTCGCGCCACTGCCGGTCGGGGTCATACCGCATGCCGGTCTTGAGGCAGACCCATGAGCCCTGCATGGGCTTGCCGCCGGCCAGGTAGTCCGCCTGGGTGATGGATCCATAGCAATGTGGACACACGTGGCGCGCAGTGTCGGGCCGGCCCTGCACCCACTTGAAGCCGTGCGCGATCTTCTTGCCGCCCCAAGTCAGCGGATGTTCCACGTGGCACAACGGGCATTCGATGTGAAAGCGCAAGTCAACGTCGGCAGCTTCTCGGGCCCGCTCGACGTGGCTCAAGCCCTTGATGCGGGGCGTTGATCCGCCGACGAACTTGGGGTATGGCGCACCTTCGAGCCGGCCTTTGGCCAGGCCGCCAGGGTCACCAGATTTTTCGACCTGCTGGTCAAAGCCGTCCCACTCGTCAAGCATTGACACGGCCACCGTGATACGGCGGAACGCTCGCGCCGCCTTGCCACCCAGCAGGTGGAGAACGCTATCACGGAATTGCTTGTACTTAAGCGTGTCGTCTGCTCGCTTGCCCTTGCGCCTGGCGGCCTGGACAGCGGGTATCTCCAAGACTGGGTCAACTTCGGTGCGCACGAAGTTGTCGCG